TATGACTTACAATAGTTCCATTCTTTTTCAACCTTATAACCAAATCACCTGTCGCATAAGCGCAAACTGTGAACTTAAAATATCCAGTATTTAGTGCTGTATATTGACCTGATGCAGAATTCCATTGAGGGTTTGTTGTAGGTTGATCTAAAGTGGTTCCTATATAAATGTGAGTTTCGCTGCTATTAAGCAGTGAAGCACTAGGGCCAGCGATGTACGCAAACTCACGCGCCATCGAACTGGAAATGGAAGGTGCTGAAATCGTGATGTTTCCAGCCGAATTCGTGACGACAATCGGACTTGTTCCGACGATTTCCTTCTGGAGATAGGTGGTTCCATCACCCACCGGAATATTGTTGAGTGGAGCGGTCGTCAGGTTTGTGCCACCCTTGGCAATCGGCAACGTACCGCTGATGTCGGCCACAGGCACCGTCGCAACCGTCGAGACAGCACCAGCACCGCCAGATCCGGCTGTCTTCATGTAACCGGCTGACAAAGAGTCGAGAGCTGTCTCGTTTGTCAAAGTTATGTCCGATGTCCGGCAGATGTATGAAGCTCCATCCGGCGCACCGCCAGAAACTCCTGGCGCACCTTGTGGGCCAACTCCTCCAGCAAGCGTTACAAGAGAACCGGATGGAATTGATGTCGTAGGAACCGCATTGGGAATTCCAAGAACTCCAGAGGAAGGATTCTTAAGCGTGACATTGAGTCCTGTTACATCCGTTACCTGCATGTACCCAACACCCTGAATCGAAACGAAGAACTGTCCGGCAACTGATTCAGGGAGAAAGCTAGTGCTGCTTAACGGAACAACGACCGATGACCCGAGAGCGGGAACAAAAAACTGAGCCGTCGTGTAGGAGAAGGCATCAACGCCGTTCGTCCCATTTGTTCCGTTCGTTCCAGCCTGACCGCGAGGGCCTGGAATGTTGACGACGTATGGGTTGGTGCAGCTCATATGAAAATGGTCCTCTTATCTCCAAATTCCCGCAATTTTAATCTTGGGGTCAGCTTGCTTCCAAACACCCGAAATCTTAATCCAAGTAATCGCTTCCTTCCAAGTTCCAGATATTTTGATCCAGAACTTGTTGGCTGGCGAAGATCCTTGGTTGGAGAGAAGGGTGAGAAGCATTCTTATTGCAGAGTACGGAGTTGGTCGAGCGTGTTCTGGGTTTTCAGCACGTCAACCTCGAGTTGAGTGATTTGCGCCACGTCTCCTATGGCTGCTGCCGATGCTCGGGCGGAGTTAAGCGCAGCAAGGTGCGCTTCCATTAAACGGATCAGTTCGGTGATACTCATACAAGGACCACAAGTTCTTGGGAGATGGTGGAAAGGTGCGAATTGAGCAGCACCACGTCGTAGGTGTCGGTGCCGTCCAATGCGGCGTAGGCTGCGACTCGCTTGCCGAGTGCTGCCGTGCCGCTCTGAATGAAGTCGGTGTTGGTGTAGGGCGACAACACCCGGTTCTGCACGTCGAAGCGAAAGAACTGGTTGTTCACGCTGGCAACGTATGCGTTGATGTAGAACATCCGGCCCTCGTTCTCGAACGGGGCATAACCGCCGCAACTACCAACGCCGATGGTCGTCGTGTTGCCATCGTAGGCCACGTTGCCAGTCCATGTGCCAGTGATGCTGGCTGCGATGTCCAACACGTCCAGCGTCACCGCGCCACCTCGGAAAAAGTAACAGAACGACTGGCGAGCGTTGCGAGACGCATCAGGCTGAATGCCCCAACTCGGCATCCACATGCCACCCGCTGCCGCTGCCGCTGGAGCCGCGCCAAAGTAGGTCGTTGACCACGCATTGGCGGCGATGCTGTTGGTGCCGTTGTTGACCGTCGCGTCGCCGTAGTTGTAGGTGTAAACGGTTGTCGTGGCGGTCGAGCGCACCAGCATCAGGTTTGGCAGCTCAATGACGAACTTTGCCGTTGCGCTCGGCGTCACCGTCCAAGCAGTTCCAAGCGTGTAGACCGCGCTCGGTCCAGCCGTGTGACTTGCGATGATGCGGCGTTGGCCCACCGCCGTGACGTTTGTGGTGTCTTCGACGATGCGGATCTGAAAATTGCGGTACTCGTTTGCCGCGACTATTGCATCACCTAATGTGGCTTGGCCAGTAAGTGTTGAAGCACCCGCCGCCGTTGCGGTCAGAGCAAACCGACTCACGACGCCCGTGTCGTAGTTGTACGCCCCTTTTACCATGCCGTCTCCGGGTGAGCAATTGTAGGGCGTGTATTGCTCGTCCAGCACCATGATGTCCGAGTCGGTGCCGATGGTTGCAGGCAGGTTGGTGGTGGACAAGCCGGTGGACAACGTGTTGCTGGCAATCTCAAACGACCTCCAGATGTTGGCCGCAACCGTACCAGCACCCAAAGAAAACAGTCGGCCCGCGATAATCTCGTAGCGTGCGCCTGTGGATGGAGTAAAACCGAAGGTACTTAGCACCTGAATGGTAGGCGTGGTGCCTGCCGTGTTGCCTGTGATGTATCTCTCTGCCGTTTTGCCAGCCACGGTGTCGATGATCCGTAGTTTGAACCCGTACTCACCACTTCCGCCTCGGTTGGCCAGCATGTTGACGCCGACCGCAGTGGGCAGGGCTGTGGACAGCACCACGCTCGTCGTCGTCGCACCGGCAGCGATGGTGCCGACCAATCCTAGCGACGGCACAAAAGCCGACGCTGCACCCGCGCCAAACGTACCGGCCAAAGCCATCGAGGCCATTGGTTGCCATGCTTTGGTGACGATGTTGTAGCGGTTCAACACCGTGTTGCTGACCGTCTGGTAAACGAACGGATTACGGGACAAGTCCGACCTTAAATCCGACGCCATCGACGAAGCCGCAGCGTGAGCATTTGGTGCTGGGTTGACCTGACGCCAGACTAGCTGGTCGATTACTTTCTTAAAGGTGTTTGCCATGTTTTATCCTTAAGTAATACGGGTGCGGACGCATTGCGCCCATGAAGTGCGGTTAGTGTCAAAAACTTGCATCTGCGCTGAGTAGCCGCCGATGGCTCCAATGTTTGAAAGCGTGGTAACTGTGGTAACCGCTGCCAATGTGGGTAGCGTTTCAACCACCACCGTCCCGCGCTGCCGGCCCAACGATTTGTCGTAGCCCAACGGAGCCATGAGCATCTGCAAGATCCGCAGCAGCAGGTTTCCCGATTGAGCGTCTGCCACCGGCACATCCGAGGCTCGAAGTTGAGTGTCGGTGAGCGGTCCTGAAACAGGCTGTGTAACCCCCGATCCGTCAACAGGAACTCGACTGGAAACAAGTGCGGGAAGTTTTCCGTCAATGCTGTTGAGGGATGTGTTTCCCGTAGTCTGAAGAGCAGAAGTAGACGCACCAGTCGGCAGAGGTAGTAATGCAGCATCAATTTCGACAGGTGTTGCTCGAAGCTGAACATCTGTCAGCGGTCCTGAAACTGGTTGCGTAGCTTGCCAGAATGTCCCCGTAACGGGAGTGCTTGGCATTGAGGCAATGCTGACCGGCTGGGTGGCTTGGAAGAATGTTCCAGATACGGGCTGGGTAGCTTGCCAGAACGTGCCACTCACCGGCTGAGTGACGCCCGACCCATCGACAGGAACACGACCGGAAACGAGGGTCGGCATCTTGCCGTCGATATTTGAAGCTGAAGACGCGATGGAACCAGTGTCGGTGTCGATGGTTCCGAGAAGCGTCGTCTGGCTCTGCTGCTCGGCCAGCGTTGACGCTCCTGAAGGTAGCGGCAATGAGGCAGCAGAAACGGGTTGGGTGGCTTGGTAGAACGTGCCGCTCACCGGCATTGGGTTGCTGGACGAGACATCGACCGCTACGCCATCAGTTCCAACGCCAATCTTAACGCGCTGATGCAGAACTCCTGCGATTTCGTCAGCGGCTACTGTAGCTCCGGTTCCAGGTGTGTATCCTACGTTGTCGGCCATAGATTAAATGTATTGAAGGTAAATGTCCCCGTCAGATCCGCCAGTTGGCGATGCGGTTCCGCTTGTAATGGTTTTTTGAGCGTCAAGATTCGACCGAGCGGAAGCAGCCGTAATCGCCCCAGTACCTCCGCTTGCAACAGCAAGAGTTCCACCAAGAGTCATCACGCCACTCGTCGTAATTGGAGAATTCGCAACGGTCAGTCCAGTACTTCCACCGGAAACCCCGACACTGGTTACAGTCGGTGCCGTGTAAACGACGTTTACGACGTTGAGCGTGTAATCCAGCTCGTTTTCAGCAATCGTTGAAACGACTCCAGTCCCTGAAAGTTGAATGGAAATGTCGTAGCTACTCATGGCACAACTGTAATCCCATCGCAGACGATGAGCTTGTATGTTCCAGTCGTTTTCGGACCAAAGGTTCCGACGACCTCAAACGAGAAATCAACGTAGTAAGTCCCCGCAGGCCAAGTCGCGGTGGACACGCCAGGAGCATTGAAGATGATCGTAGCGTTTCCGCTTCCATCGACCGTTCCAGCTACGGTTCCAAAGTCGTAGAGAACAACATCCGACGAATCTCGGATCTGAGAATAGCCAACAATTCCTGCCCAAGAGATAGGGGGGTTGGCAGGAATAAAAAGCGAAACTGCAAATTGCTCCCCTATTTTGGTGGTCATTATGCCAATAATGGCGCAATCATCACCTGAAGGTTGGCAGTCGGTTGCCGGTGTCGCGCAGGGCGATGAGCAGGAAGATCCGAAGTAGGGTTGCGCTGGCATAACCGTGTTAAAACTCTGAATCCACTAAGTTTTTGTGCAAGAACAAAACATCCAAGAGCAACCGCTCATAAACCACAAGTACGGGATTCGTTCGCCCGTCAAAATTCCCGATCTTGAATTGGAGCTGTACGCTTTCCGCAATCGACTCCAACCAAACGAGGGCGGACTTGGCACTGTCGAACATTTTCACAATGCGACGAAAATGCTTTGGCCGAAGATGAGTTGGAATCCGTGGCTTGATAATCAAGTAGAAGACCTCTGCGAGCATGACTACGTTGGATGGGCAGGATGCGGAGCGAGCGGAAAGACCTTCGGCGCAACGCTTTTTGCGGCGGTCTGGTGGTTAGCCAACCCTGCCAAGTCAACGGTTGTCCTGACATCGACGACCGCAAAAATGATCCGAAAGCGTATGTGGGCAAATCTTCAGGATCTTGTTCGGAAATCGCCAGGATTCCCCGGCAACATGGTCGATTCGAAGATGACGTTACAGGCTATTAAAGGTGACGACCGACATTCCATTTCGGCTATCGCCGTCGCTGAAGGCAACACTTCGAAGGCAGTGGCCAACATTCAGGGTATTCACGCCGAGCGAGTGATGGTCATCATCGACGAAGCGACGGATACGCCTGAAGCAGCGTTCGAGGCTTGTACAAACCTCTCCAAGGGTTGCCGCGAGTTCAAGATGCTCGTCATCGGCAATCCGGCATCGAAGTTCGATCCGCACGGCAGATTCTGCACACCGGCAAAAGGGTGGCGCAGCGTTACGATTGAGGACCAGCACTGGCTGACAGAACGTGGCATCTGCCGACGTTTTGACGGCATGAAGTCGCCGAACATCAGCGAGGGTCGAACGAAGTATCCGTACCTCATCACCCACGATCAGGTCTTGTCGGCGATGCGCCATGAGGGCGAGCAGAGTCCTACGTTCTGGAAGTACACACGCGGATTCTGGAGTCCTGACGGAATGGTCAAGACGGTGTTGTCCGAGTCGCTGATCGAGACGCACACACCTACAAAAAATTTGGTGTTTACTACGAACGTCCAGATCGTTGCTGCTCTCGACCCAGGCTTTGGAGGTGACAGATGCGTCCTTCGCTTTGCCAAGGTCGGCACCGCTAACGACAAGCTGAGCATTCTCTTTCAGGACATCATCCAGATATCGCCTAACGCTCAGCTTACTGAGCCGGTTCATTACCAGATAGCCAATCGAGTTAAAGAGGAATGCAACAAGCGCGGCGTTCCACCGGACAAGTTCGCTCTTGATTCAAGCGGAGAAGGCGGCGGTCTGGCGGACATTCTGACCCGTGAATGGGGCGTGGTTCATCGCGTCGAGTTCGGCGGCTCTCCATCGACTATTCCGGTCAGCGACGAAGATAGTAGGCCATGCAATGAGGCTTACGACCGCAAGGTGACGGAACTTTGGTTTTCAATGCGTAAATGGGTTGTCGAGGAGCGGGTCGGCGGCATGGACATCGAGACTTTGCAGGAGTTCTGTGCGCGAATGTTCGACGATTCCAAGCGGAAGATATCCGTCGAATCGAAGACCGTGATGAAGCAGCGGACTGGTAAATCGCCTGACTTAGCAGACGCTGCTGTAGTCTTGCTTGATCTGGTGCGTAAAACCGCCTCATTTGAACCGCGAGCAACAAAATCTGATAAGGTATGGGAAAAGCTGGTGAGAGACGCAGACTCAATTTACTACGACGCAGAAATATGAGCGGCTACAAGATCCTCAACGAACACAATGTCATTCCTGGCGGATGGAACTATCGAGTTCCTGAAACCGGCATCGAGATACCGGCAGGTTCATTGTCGCAGTTGCGCGAGTTTGTCCGCAACCATTACACGGCGAACGCGGTTAAGGTTCCAGCCAACCTCGACACTTTAATCACCGAGTATCAGTGTCGCAACGGTGCCGATTGTTCCTACGACGAAGTTGAGATTCCTAAGCCAGCAGGTTTGAAATCTCTTCAGATTGGAGACGTTATCCGATTCAGCATGAGTTTGCTTCATGGACTCACTGTTGGTGGTGGCAAGGTGGATCAAGCAGAAGCGATTCGAAGGGCGAGTATCTGTGCTGGATGTCAGTTCAACCGGAAGCCGCTCGGATGCACCGGATGCAATGCTCGCGTCCTTAAGGATGCTGTCAGAACACTTTCTCAACACGGAACAACGCCACTAGACGAACAGCTTCAAAGCTGTGAATTTTGCGGTTGCTTCATCAGAAGCATGGTGTGGTTTCCCATTGAAACGCTCCATAAATTTACGGACGCTACAGAGAACGCAAACTTGCCAGCTCACTGCTGGAAAAAACGACCATGTACGGAAACCTAGCCCAACTGCCGCTCGAAACCATAAACGAGGAGGGTAAAGCTCCCGAAACTCGTATTGCCGACGCGGCATCGGCTCGCGAGATATTCCAAAAGCTCATCATGGCCGACGAGCTGCGGAATAGCACCCGCGCAAAGCTCCGTGGTCTTGTTGACGGCAATCCTCCGTACAATCCGGCAGAGCTTCGGCGCAATAACCAAGCGTTCCGTACCAACGTCAACTTCCGCGAATCGGAAGCGTTCCTCACGTTGGCCATGTCAGCCTTCTACGATGTGTTCGCCGAGGTTCCGACCTACGCCAACGTCCGTACCGCTTACGGCAATGACATGGATAAGCGGGAGGAATGGTCGAAGATCATTACCGAGGAGTTCGACCGTCTTCAGAAGATGGACAAGGACTTCGACTACATCATGCAGCTCTCGCAGCGTGAGATGGTCCTCATTGGAGATGGTCCGCTGATCTTCGAAGACGGCTCCAACTGGCGGTGCAAGGCCATCATGGCGACGGATCTTCTTGTCCCCGATGGCACAAAGTCGAATGTCAGTGATTGGAAGGTGGCCTGCGTTCGCACTCGCATGGGTGTGGATGATCTGTTCGAGAAGATCCAAGACGAGCAAGCGGCGACTGCTGCCGGTTGGGATGTGAACTATGTCCGTCAGCGTATTCGCGCTGCGATGCCTGAGCCGTACCGTTCCGGTGTTCAGTACGATTGGGAGTTCTTCCAACGCCAGCTTCGCTCGAACGACATTACCTTCTCCGCACGGTCAGAGGTCGTGCTGATGTCCCACATCTTCTACAAGGAGTTCGATGGGCAGATCAGCCATGCCATCATTGATGAGCGGGACAGCGAGAGCTTCATGTACCGGAAGCTGCGCCGATTCAAGCGGTGGGAGCAGATCATTCACCCGATGTATTACGACCGTGGTGACGGCGAGCATCACGGTGTGAAGGGTCTTGGCATCAAGATGCTTCAGGCGATGGAGCTGAAGAACCGGCTCCGTTGCTCGATGGTGGATAGCGCATTTGCTCGTACGCAGATTCTCTTCCGACCTCTCAACCCGAACGCTCTCAGCAAGACGAGCGTCGTTCAGCAAGGACCGTATGCCATTCTCCCGCCAGACTACGAAGTCATTCAACAGAACATTGCTGGCGTTCTCGACGCTCCTATGGCGGTCAACGCGGACCTTGAGAATGTTCTTCAAGGCAATCTCTCTCAGTATCGCCAATCGCTCGCCAAGTCAGGAAACCCAAGAACTGCCACCGAAATGGAAATCATTTCGGCGCAGCAGTCAGCAATCGGTAAGACGCAGCTCAGCCGGTATTACAACCAGCTCGATTCCTTCTTCGAAGAGCGGTACAACCGAGCCTCCAATCCTAACCTGAACCCGATTACCAAGTCGGATAAGGACGCGATTGAGTTCCAGCGTCGTTGCGCCGAACGAGGCGTTCCGGTTCAAGCCATGCTGGACATCGACTTCGTTGAAGCGACTCGCACGGTCGGCCAAGGTTCTCAGTTCGCGAAGCAGAAGCTCCTTGGCTCTCTGCTCGGACTTCTCGGTTCTCTCCCCGAGGGCGGCAAAGTCAGCCTCTTGCGCGACTACATCGCCGCTCAGGTTGGCCAACAAATGGTGGATCGTTATCTGCCGACTCAGATCCAGTCTTCGCGAGTTCAGGATCAGACCGCTCTGGCTGTTCTGGAGCATTCGTCCTTGCGCCAGGGCAACATGGCAATCGTCACGGATACGCAGAATCAAATCGTTCACATCGACACGCATCTTGCGGCGGCGAACGAGGCGGCTGCATCGATCCAGCAGGGCGGAAATCCGCAGGAGATTATGCTCTTCTTGCAAGGCATCGGCCAGCACGTTCAGGATCATTTGGCTCGCCTCTCCACCGATCCTACTCGTCGTCCTCAGGTCGAGGCGTACGCGCAGCAGCTCCAGATGGTTGTTCAGACCGTTCAGCAGCTTGGTGAGCTGTTGCAGCAGCAACAGGAAGCTCAGGCGCAAATGCAGCAGGCTCAGGCGATTCAGCAGGGCGTCGATCCGAAGACGGCGATGATGAATGCCGAGGTTCAAGCAAAAATCGCTCGCCAGAACGCCGAGGTTATGGCCAACATTCAGCGTCAGAACGAGAAGGCGATGGCAGATTTAGCTCGCCGGAACGCGAAGACAACCGCTGATATCCAGCGAGCGAATGCAACTGCCGAGTCTAACTTGGCGCGTCAGGGATGAAAAATGGAGAACAAATTATCGATCAACTATGTAACGTGCAGACGCCAGCCGATGTTTCAGTGGTTCGTTGAAACCCTGATTTCCCAGTACGAATCAGGTGTTGTCACCGATCAGATTGTTTTTATCGACTCGTTCCTGCACTACGAGGAGGGCCGAAAGGAAAAGCTCGAAAAGATTGTCGGCGGAAGATTCGAGTACCTTCACATTCCGCCAAAGCCATCGATCTGGAGAGGAAAGCACCGCAAGACGAAGACAAACTTCTTCGATGTTTCTTCGACCAGAAACACTGGGATTTTAGTCGCCAAAAACGACCACGTTGTTTTCGTTGACGACCTCAGCGCACTGACAAGTGGGTGGATAAATTTCCATCGGAAAGCCGCATCAGAAAAATTCGTGTTCTGCGGTGCGTACGACAAGGTTTCGGAAATCGTCATCGAGAACAACAAGATTACGAGCTACAAGGCTAAGAATATGGACGCCAGAATGACCGCTCAGCCTGGCGATGAAAACATATCGATTGGGGGTGGATGGGTTTTTGGTCAAAACGTGAGTTTCCCGGTAGAGTTCTTGGAAAAGATCAACGGTTACGATGAGTTTCTAGCTCGCAGAGGCTGTGAGGACTGCAATCTTGGCGTTCGACTTGAAAACGCTGGTTACAGAGGTCGTATTTTCTACAACAAGAACTGCCTCGTAATAGAAGATGAAGCGATGCACTGGTGCGCGGAAAACCCTGTTGATGAATTCTATGCGAAACGGGTTTGGAAGTCAGATTACAAGCGGCATGAAGAAGTTAGCGAATTTATGTGTAAAACAATGGAGGCGATTGAGCAAAAGCATTTATACACAGATAGAAAATTTAGAACGATTGACACAAATTTTAATTTAGTTAGCGAACGGGAACTCTACAGGAAAACCGGGGAATTCAAACCAGTTGGAGATTGTGATTACTTTGATTTTGACGGAGAGAATTTGAATCAAATCTAAAAATTATGACGAGCGAAGAAAACATTGTTCAATTCATCGCCGACAACTTCCCGAAGATGGGCGGTTGGTGCGATCCGAAAAAAGGTTTGGAAATCGCCAAACTTGTTCTCGAAACAAAACCTCAGCGCATCGCTGAAATTGGAGTATTTGAGGGGAAGTCAACGATTGCTCTCGCCCAAGCTTGCAAGCTGAACGGAAGCGGAACCGTTTACGCTATTGATTCTTGGAAGAAAGAGGACTGCATCGACGATGAAGCGGTTGCGAACCAAGAATGGTGGTCAACGCTTGATCTGGGCAAGCATTACGAATCTTTCGTAGGCCACAGTGTTCGAGCTGGTGTTGTTCGTCATATCCAGTATTGCCGCATGTCCTCATGGGATGCGTCACGGTTTCTGCCGGACATGGACATGGTCCACATCGACGCCAATCACGCCGAATGGCCTTCTACGAGCGATGTCGTCAACTGGCTTCCGAAGCTCAAGGTTGGTGGTTATCTGATCATGGACGATGTGAACTGGGAGTCTACTCAGACAGCTCTCAAGTTCGTCTTGAAACGCTGCGAATTCATTGCTCGATTTGAACTGAATGAGAGCGTTTTTGCCATTTATCGTAAGTTGAAGTAATCTTTGCAATTAGAGCGACTAAAATTATGGGTTCACCTTTCAATGGAGATACGTTTATCGAGCAGGAGTTTCTTTACCTCAAAGAACGCTTCGGGCTGACAACTGCTGTCGAAACCGGCACTCACGAAGCTGACACCACCGTTTGGCTGGCAAAAAACTTCCTCAAGGTTGTTTCATGCGAGTTGGACCATGATCGTGTCGAGAAAGCGAAGGAGAGGTTCAAGCTCGAAAGTGTCCACGTTGAGATGTTCGAGGGCAGTAGCGATGCCTGCATGAACTGGTTCATTCCGCATCACGGAATTGGACACGACACAATCTTCTTTCTCGACGCCCACTGGAACGACTACTTGCCGCTGCTTGAAGAGCTTGAGGCAATCAATCAATACGATCTGCATCCGGTTATCGCCATCCACGACTTCAAGGAACCGACCGGACAGCTTGGATACGACAGTTACAATGGCCACGATATTTGTCTTGGCTACGTCAAGGAGAAGCTGGACGCGATTTACCGCGCCAAGACGCTGACTCAGAACTACGGGTACAGCTACTACTACAATCATCCAAGTCGATGCGTTGGTGCGCGTCGTGGCATCATCTACATCCTTCCGAACCGATGAAACTACAGCTCGAAAAGACGCCGTGCTTCATCGTCTCGAAGCCTGGGAGCGAGAAGGAGCGACGCTGCATCCGCTACATGAAGACATTCGGAATCGATGCGGTTCCGATGTATGGATTCAGGTCTGACAACTGCGGAATCTCGACCGACTACTACCATTCGCGTGAAAAAGAGAAGGCGAAGGTCAAAACAATCGTCGCCGGACTCAGCCACTTCTCCGTCTGGTCGGCCATCAAGTGGATGGTTGAGTCGAAAGTGACTGATCATCGTACATTCCTGATCGTCGAGGATGACGTTGAGTTTACATGCCCCGATTGGAAGACTGCATTGTCAAAAAACTTGGCAGTTCTTCCTGAAGATTGGCATGTCTTGTACATTGGAAGCTGTTGCACAGACGATGTGAAGTTGCACCGCTATGTTGGGCAGAACATTTACAAGCTGACCCAAGGCATGTGTACCCACTGCTACCTTGTAAATTACGAAGGTGTCTGCAAACTCCTCGAAACGAACCAGAAGGTTTGGTGTCCAATCGACATCCAGATGCTGGTGGATTCGATGCCTAGGATGAACTTTTACGGGGTTCTTCCGAGGCTCGCGACACAAGAGAACTCAAAATTGCATCCATGATGAAAGACATCATCCGAAGTCTGTCTCTTAAAGCTCTCAAGCGATTTGCAAATGGTGGTGATGGTCAAGCCGATTTGCTCATGCAGATCGAGGATTTGCGGAAGACGCTTGAGATTCGAGCTAAAGAACATGAAGAGCATCTGACCGAGGTCCGCGAGGAACGCGATCATTGGCTTTCCGAATACGACGAAATCAAATTCGCAGCAGAGTTTCTAATGAGCTACGCAAAAAATGACGTACCCAAGCTGGCCGAACAATGCGACTGGGAGGTTGGTAAAATCACGCTTCCTGAGGAGGTTGGAACGTACTACTTCAACCCTGCAATCATTCAGGAACCAAACGGTCAGGTCCTGCTCTTTACCCGACGCTGCCGTAACAAGCGCGAGAAGGACGAGGACGTTTACCTTGAGAAGAACGACATCGTTATCTTCGAGCTGACCAAGGATCTTGGAGCAATCAAGAAGGCGTTGCTCAACCTTACCTCGCATTTTCCAAACGAGCAGTTCGAAGATCCGCGCATCGTCAAGTTCGGCGACAAGTACGGCCTAAGCTGCTGCACATTTGTTCCATTCAAGAGCTACGCGCATCAGGCGATGTTTGTCTTGGACAAGCAGTTCCTGAACGTCGCTCGATTCGATCCGATCTACGGAAACAACTACGCCCAGGCGATGGTGAACGACGGCCATGAAAAGAACTGGCTCTACTTCACGCACGATAACGCGCCACACATGGTGTATTCGGCCAATCCTCATGTCGTAGTACGCCTTAATGGGCGTCTTGAGAAGGAAGCGGAGTACGTCACCGACGAGTTCAATCCGCTCTGGAAGTTTGGCGAGGTGCGCGGCGGCTCGAATCCGATTCTGGTCGATGGCTTGTACTGGACCTTCTTCCACAGCTCATTGCCGTGGATCAACAAGAAGCGTCGTTACTACATGGGAGCGTACGCCTTCGAGGCTAAGGCACCGTTTCGCATTGCACGGATGACGACGTTGCCGCTTCTCACCGGCACGAATCAGCAGGATTGGTGGCCGGGATTACCTGCGGTCGTGTTCCCGTGCGGAGCGTTCTACGACAGCGCAAAGAATCATTTCGTCGTCTCGTACGGCATCAACGACGTTGATTGCGGCTACATCAAGCTGCCATTGGCCGACATGCTGGAGGTGACGAAGGTGATTCGTCCCAAGCGCGATGTCGTCAACAAGGAGAAGCCGATGAAGCTAGACGACATTCTCGACCCAATTCCGCAGAGGCATAAACTCAAACGACATCTAACAACACGATATGATCAACTGGCTAAGAGGCTCGACGAAGAACCGCAAGGAGACAGTGAAGAACCTGATGGAGCTGCCTGAGGTAAACATCCAAGATTGGATAGATTCCGATCAGCATGCTGAGCTAGGCAAGATCCTCAGAACTCCAATTCTACGCATGGCAATTCGTATCGTTGCAGAGTCGATGCCTATCCCGATGCCGTCTAACGTGAGCAAGGAATCGGACATTATTTTTGCTGCCGGTGTAACCGCTGGCTACGCGCATTGTCTTGAAAACCTTCGAAAATTGTCGGTGAATGACACTACTAAGGAACCTGAAGCAACCTTTGATAAGCAATACTAACAAATTATGGACGTACCACTGAACTCTCCGCTGACCAATCCGGCGTCGCAGCCTGACTTTGGCAACTCGATTCTTGAGGCATTCAATCGCATGGGAGCCGAAGCCGATGAGGGCGTATCGACTCCTGTTACCGAGGAGCCTAAGAAAGCCGCAACGCCAGCCGCCGCAGAAACGACCAAGCCTACCAGCAAGTCCGAGATGGACATCGAGCGGTTGTTTGGCGCGAAGAAAGGTGATGCAGTCGCCAAGGATTCAGCAGCCGCTGATTCGGACATTCCTGAGTCGATCAAGTCTACGAAGGCCGCTGATGCTTTCCGTAAGATCAAGGAGGAGAAGGCGCAGCTCGCGAAGCAATTAGAGGAGCTGAAGGCTGGCAAGACTGCCAATCCGAACTTCGAAGCTCAGCTCAAGACCTTGCAGGAAGAGCGTGATGCGCTTTCTGAGCGTGTCCGATTGCTCGACATCGAGCGTCACCCTGAGTTTGTTAAGAAGTACGAGGGCAAGATCAATGGCGTCTTCGAATCGGTGAAGGGTCTTGTCGGCACCGATGGAGAACGGCTTGTTGGCCTACTCAAGTCGCCTGAGAGCGACTACCGGAACTCGCAGATCGACGACATCGTTGAAGGTCTTTCACCGGCCAAGAAGGCGAAGCTCGGTGCGTTGATCGTCAAGTACGACGAGATTAACGGCGAAAAGACTGCGGAGATGTCTGAGGCGAAAGCTGATTACGATGCGGTCATCTCGAAATACCAGAAGGACAACGAAGAAGGTACTAAGGCTGCATTGGAGTCGGCCAGTAAGACCTGGGCGAAGGTGAGCGAGAACGCTCGCGCACTTGAAATCTTCGAACCGCGTGAGGGCGACGAGGAATGGAACGGTGAATTGAACCAGCGTCTGAGCCTCGCCAAGCAGATATTCAATGGTGAGAACAGCGAAGAAGACCTCGCCAAGGCCGCTCTTTGGGCCGCTGCCGCTCCGAAATACCGTGAGCTTCTCTATTCTCAGGTTGAGGTAAACAAACGCTTGCAAGCCGAACTAGCGAAGTATCGTGGCAGCGAGCCGGGAGTTAGCTCGAAGGCGACGAATCCCGGCTTCAAGTCGGCGAATGTGAACGCTGCCAAGAGCGAGGACTTCGTTGCGAGTGTCTTGAAGTCGTTGGGACGCTGAAAACAATTATCCCCCGATGGTTTCTTAGCCACCGGGGGATTTTTGTTTCAATTACTTGCCTCGATAAGGACCGCTTCCGCTCGGAACCGGCCTAGGCTGAGGTCGAACAGGCGGCTTAGGAGGCGGCGACTGCTTGTAAGGTCCGCTGCCACTGCCACCGACGGCGGGAGAACCTTTATACGGCGCGTTATTGCTCATTCTTTTGGAAGTGCATACCAGCCTTCATGGATGGTGATGCGGTTATTACTACGCACGTTTTTGCCGTTCGCGTCAACCACCCAAACTTTCGCTTTAACGCTCTCAGCAAGGCGCACAGGCTCACCGTGGGGGACGTAAATCACTCGACTCGCGCAGCTCACGCTCATGCTCGCGCACACGATCAAGAAGACCGCGCTTAAGATCAGATTGTTTCTTGGCGTCTTCACTTGAGATGTCTTGTTTCGTTAGTGCATGAAGCCAGATGACCAACTTCATCACCAAGTCGGCCAAGAAGTTCATTCAGTCTTCGAGGCGTTCTTCTTATTGTTGAAGATCGACCAAGCGACTCCGATGATGCTGACGGCGGCACCGGCAAGTTCGGCGACTTGATCGGCACTTGCCAAACCTTTGGCGACGAGGAAACCGCCAGCGGCGGAGAGAAGATGGCGGATGAGAGAGGTGAAGTTAGGGTTCATTTGATTTTGCGGTACAGGTCGATGGCTTTTGCTAGACAGACGAGAAGAGCGGTGACGGCACCTAACGCGAGCGATGCCGTCTTGAGGTTCGGGTCTGAGAAAATCGCGTTCCCGAGAATACCGATGAATGGCCCACTAGCTGCCGCAATCATGTCTCGCATAAAGTGGGACTCGGTCATGGTGTGATGATCAGCTCAGGGCAACCCTGATGGAGTTCTCGTTGGAGTCAACGAACGGAAAGCCCATGACGTAGCCAATGGGCAAGATCCGTGCAATGACCATACCGGACGCATCAGGAGGCTCAATTTCCGCCGATGTGACTATGGTGCCACCGACGATCTTGTCCTCCGAAACCTTGATCGGAGGATCAAATATGATGGTTTCGAGCGGCTCGGTTTTGATTGCGAGTTCGGTTTCCATAGATCAAGCGGCGATGGTGTAGAGGATGGTGAATTGGAGCGTCACGGCTGCGGAACTGTTCACCCACAGATTGCCGGTGGTGCTGAACGGCGTGGCGATGGTGAGCTTCTGTCTGCCCGAGACAACCGATGCGCCGTTGACGATCTGGGTGCCAGCGGAGACGTTGCCGACGCTGACGGTAGAGGATCCGGTTGAGTTGACGATTACGTCCTCGATGACTGCATTGGTCGGGATGGCCAACGAACCGAGGAGCTGAGTGTTGCCAGACGCCGCGGTCGTCGCGTAAAGGACAGCCATTTGCCGCGGCTGCGAGAACTCCACACCGTTGAACAGCGTACCGTGCAGGTTGTTGGTCGAGCGGTCGGTGGCTTGGTAGCCGGTGCCGACGGTGAAATCCAGATCGACGATTGCGCCGATGCGGGTGAGGACAAAGCTGTGCAGGTAGAACGTGTCAGTGCCGTTGCCGGTGAAATTAGCGTTTCCACCTGCCGCCCCCAACACAGCCAACCTTGTCTCACCTGAAACAAACTCGACAGGAGCAATTGAAGTCCAGGCGCCAGTAACTGATTGAACCGTTGAAATCTGGACCGACGGACTAAGCTGCCAAAGAGCCAAACCATTCATCGTGGCATTCGCTGCCGTGATGAAGTAGTTGAACCCAACGCGATAGCGTTTTCCGGCCAGCAATCCTGGAACAGGGTTGAGGAAAGCTAAATGAGAGTTTGTTGCAGTTGTGTCTACAGTTAACCTCAACGTGTTATCCACGCCAGAGATGCCGTCGATATTTCCGGCAGCGGTTCCACGAGCCGCAGACCAACTATCCGTACCAGCCGAGAAATCGCTGGTGTACGCCGCCGTCTGCGTCCCCCACTGATCCGCCGGATTCACTCCGGTCGTGATAAGCTCGGTGACATCGGTTGCGGCCAGTGCGCGGTTAAAGACGACGCTGCGGTAGATGCGGCCGGTAAAGATGGAAGTTGTTCCTGTGCTTTGACCAATGAACAGATTGGTGGATGTAATCGTTGCGCTCCACGCAGGGGGCGTCCCAGTAGTCGTTTCAGTGTAAGCCGTGTCAGTCCCGTTGATGTAGACCTTAAGCGTGGTTCCGGTACGGGTGACAACAATATCAACAACCTGGCCGGAATACGCAGTTTGAAACCCTGCAACGGTGGCAATTCTCGAATCGCTGGTTGTCGATCCGAACAACACAAACACAAGCCCACCAGTCGAAGAAATTGACAAGGCGCATGCACTAGCCTGATCGGCAGCAGTCGAGCTGCTGGATAGCGCAGCGATGTATCGGGTGGTTCCGGTCGTGGTAAATACCCGAAACCTGTTCCACATTGACATATCGCCCGTGCCGATGTTCTGGCTTGTCAGAGTAGACACAATGCGCGTCCCGCTCGTCGCCCCATCGAACGTCACGGCAGCGTAGTCGGAAGCGGCGGCGCGGATGGCGGAGGGGGTGTCACCATTACGCGCAGCAAAGGTTCCGCTCAGCACCAAATTGACGAGCGTCATCGTATCGGTCGACGGATTGTACGTCATCCCGGCATCACCAGCGATGGCGGTTCCGTTATTGAACAGCACCTGATTCGTAGCTCCAGGTAGGCCAGTGCCACCTCCTAGAGCCGCGTACAGCTCCGTAAAGTTGCTGTTCGTAAACTGGAATGCCGTCCGCAGCGGACTCCCCGTTCCGTCGTTGGCTGAGGCTCCGACATTGATCGTTTGCTGTGCCATAGTATGAAGTGTTTCCTAAACCGTTGTTAAAATTGGGTCTGATCCGCAGTAATGGTCGTCACATCGGCAGTAATCGATGTCAAATCCGCCGTCAGCGGAAATCCGACCGAACCGCCGCTAGAATCAGAAATGCGATTCAAAAGCGCAAGCTCAAGCATGTCCATCTCCCACGGAGAACGACATCCAGTCGCCGAAACCTCGGCAATCAACTGAGCAGCTTCCGTACAAGTGATGGATGATGCGTCGGCCATGTTATTGGTGAGCTATGATGAACCACGCTGTTCCGTTGCTTATGAATTCAACCCTCTGCCATTGAGCGGTCAAAACATGAGTCGCCGCTCCATCAATCGTTTCAGCACCAAACGGATCGACAGTCACATTGTTCGCGCCAGCATTCACCCGCTTCACGAAAAATATACGACCATTGGCCGTCGCAGCCGGGGGAAGCGAAACCGTAATCGCTCCCGATGTCGAGTTTGCGATAATCGCGAAATCATTCGACAAAATCGCCGTGGACGCCGTCACCGAACGAGCAGTTCCAAACCCAGCAGCATTAGCCGCCGCCGTTCCAGTTCCATCAGCAATGCGATTCAGAAGGGCCAGCTTGGCCATCTCGCGCTCCCACGGCGAGCGACATCCAAGAGGTTGAACCTCACTTAGCAACGTCGCTGTTTCAGTGCATGTAATGTCAGCCATACGCTTTTATCTTTGAATTAGGCCATCGGACCAGCACCGCGCTGCATCACTTCAGCAATGAAACCGCCACCACCGGGAGCCGTCTCCTCCTCCTCCTCCTCGTACTCCTCCTCGCCACGCTCAGCCAACTTCTTGCCCTTCGACTTGTTCTCGTAGCCTGGAATAGCCATGCCATCAATCTCGATGAACTCAGCCTTGCCGTTCTTACCAAGGACAATCGTCGCCATCGTCTGGAACGCCTCGCCTTCCTTCAAATTCTCAGGAATCTCAACGCCTTCTGGAAGAGTAAAACTCGGCATACGGGGAGCATCAGATCCTACTGATCCTTGTCAATGCAAAAGCAAAAACCCGCAAGCCTTTTGGACCTGCGGGTCTGTTAGCTATTCAACTCGAATTACGAGCAGATAATCTGAGTGAGTGCGCCGGTGCAACGACGGAAGATGATCGTCATGCCCTGGTTCGTGAACACTGGCTCCACAGCATGAACGAACTCAGCGTAGTGCTGACCCTTCTTCTCCAGAGGATCGGCGCAATCCACATCGAGCTTGTAGGCACCAGTCACCCACTGCCACTCGCCCATGTAGTTGGTCGGTTGCCAGCTCAAGTCGCCAACACGGTTCACAGGGCGAACGATATGGCTCTTGATGACGTACGGAGTCGGCACGAACGCACCCTCGTACAAGGCGGTCGTCCAGCTCGGGTTGACGCTGAACACAGTACCCTTAGTGCCGGAGGTGCTGGTGAACGGCTGGATGAGCGTGTACTTGCCGCCAGCATAGCTGAAGCGGGGCGGGAACAGATTCGGGATATGGCGGAAGTTCTTGATGACCCGATTCGCGCCAATTCGACGGAGCAGCTCAGCACCGGCACCAGAACCCATGTCAGCGAACCGCAGATCCTCGCGCAGCGCAGCATTGTTCTGAGCAATACGCTGGCTGGCCTCCATGCCGATGTAGAGCGGGAACACCGGACCGTCGCTAGAGAAGCTGATGAACCCCGAACTATCAGGATTCGTCGCGCCATTACGAATCAACGTAGCAGCAGCGACATCGAGCATTTCCTGCGTCAGCTCGGAGGTAGCCTGGTTCAAAGCCTGACCAGCCGAACCAGTCTGAATCCAAGGCAACTCATTCACACCAGACGGAATCGTCTCCACCTGCGTAAAGGACGAGTCGGCCACCGCCTTGATGGCGTACTTGGCAAACATGTTCTGGTAGCGAGTCTCCCACGAACGCTGTGCGCGAATGGACAACTTCTCCAAGTACACACGCAAGAACGCCTCAACTCGATGATCAAAGGTCAGATCATCCTTACACAAGAGCGGACCTTTCAGCGCAAAACGCTCAGGCCCCCAAGTAACAGCGTTGTATCCAACCGGAACGTCATTGTAGGTGACATCGCAAGCACCACCGTTATCGCCGGGGTTGCCGGACGCGAGGGTGATGGCCGACCACTCCTCAGCCGCAGTCGGCTCAATCGAAGTGGTAGTGAACGAGGTCTGGGTCAGACCAGTACCTTGAGGATACTCGCCACGCTCAATGAGGTTCAACCACATCGAACGATACGAGGCGCGCTTGTAAACGTCCTGCGCGAGCGACTCAGTCGCCACGGCGAACGCATTGAAAACATTAGGACAAGCCATAATGAGTAAAATTAAAACCGACGTTATCTGCGTTATGGTAGGCCATCTATCCACCACACAGTGGATGATTATCCTACCTCACCAATGCGGAGCGTCATCGCCGCTTAGACAGTTTGCAGTGGCTGACCAAACCACCACCTCGCTTAAGGTCGTTACACGCACTGACGCATACGAATCCCTACTAAGTCAATCAGATTTAGCGGACTCACTCAATTCCCGCTGATCCGCAATGTAACTCTTGTACCCGCAAAGTTCGCCAATCCTCTCCGGCCTGATGATCTTCGTCTTCGCAATGAATCCCTTGAACGCATACGGCCCAGGGAAACTTCCAGTCATCAACACATAGAAATCCACGCCATCCGTCTTCTTACCCTTACGCGCATCCACCAACAACTTCCCATTCTCGTACTTCGTCGTCTTCACATCCACCCTCATCCCATTCGATAGCACACAGTCATAAAGCGGATGCGGCGGCTCACGCTCCGTATCCAAATCAGGATACACATTGAACAGCTTACAGAACGCTATCTCGCCACACATCCCCTCCAAATCAACCGTATGCGCGTCCTCCGAACTGATCTTCAAATTCACCTTGTTGAACGAACGATTGTTCCCGTTCCTATGCTTCGCCAAAAAATGAGCGAGCTTACGTTCTGCATAGGATAAAGAAACTGTTTGACCGATTTTGATTTTATTTATCATGGTCAAAAGGTCGGAAAATTTTTGAGGGGGGTATCGTAAACGAAGCCCACCCCCAAAAGGGGGCCGCCCCCTAGGCGTCACCGTCCGTGCCAGCCCCTAGGAAAACAATTCTTTTGTGCCATAAGTAAAACTAATCCTAACTATCAGTCCGCTTGCGTTGCACAATACGTGTTATGTTTACTTGTCCGATGGTTCGTTGACGATGACTTCAACCGGACTTCTGTCTGGCATGGAGCCGAGCAGATTAATGGACACGCTCGCTTGTTCACCTTGTTCACTCCAGCCGAACACTAGAGCCGACCTCTTCGCCACGCTTCCTAGGATCTGCTCCCGTGTGGATTCGTCTTTGATTCCGTCCAATGCATAGCTGTCGATGCGTTCAAGCGTGGTGGCTGCATCCTGTGCGAGTTTCGAACGGACCAAAGCGGACAGGCTTTCTAGGGAAACATTATCTTTAGGGGAAATTGCCTTCGCCTCTCGCTTAACTTTCGTGATGCCTTCTATGCTGGCCTTGTTCGTCAACGTCGCCTTGTTCAATTGCAAGTCGTTTGCAATTGTCTCCCAAGTCTCCCCTGCGAAGTACTTCGCCTTCGCCTTTTCCCACGCTTGTTTTCCAATCCTCATTTCCCGTCACCTTAGAGTGTTGTCGTGAATCGTTCAACGTCGCCTTCGCCCCCCCTCGTTTTCCAATCCTGACACTGTCTAAATCCCCCTCGTTTTCCCTCGTTTTCCTCAGCAAAAGCCCACTTTTCCCCCACCATTGAAAAAAAACGAAAAAACATTTTGACTGATTCCCCTGTCCACCCTAGTCTGTCTCAGTCAATGAAAACCAACGCATTCCCTCCCCTCCCCACTGCCGCCGACTGGTCCAAGCTCAATCGAATCGAAGCGAGCATTCAGACATGCCGATCCAACCTGAATGACCTGTCAGTCCGACCCGACGGGATGGGTATTGACCAGATGACGGTCCGACTGAACAGTCACCAGTCGTTCGTCAATGACCGCAAAGGTCCGTTCGGCTTTCTCTTCCGCTGGTTTCAAACTGTCCGATGATCCGTTCATCGTTCCCGGTTCATCCGACAGGGTGAATCGTGGACGGTGAACGGTTCACCGTGTCAAATCCCATGCTCCCCACCCTTCACCCTAGTCTGTCCTCCGACATGAAAACCGCGTTTAAAAAACTCGCTTCCTTCCTCTTCCAATGCGTTGCCTACGCTGTCCTAGGTTACGCGTTTTACTTCCTTTTCTTCGCTTCTCAACTCTAACCCTCAACAAATCAAAATCCCATGAAACCTGTCATGTATCTTGCTCCGCAATCGAAAGTCCGCCGCACTTACCCTAGGGGTAACGAAACATCCCACTACGTTTCCGGCGCATTGCCGGAGCCGGTTGCAAAATGGTATTCGTCCCTCGAATCCGGCAAGGTTCACGTTTCCCTTTTCAACGGCGAGTATTTGACCGTGCCGACCGGCAAGGGCTATTTGCTAGGAATCCATGAAGTCGAAACTCCGGCAATCTTGTCACGCTAATCCCATCCCATCCCATCCCATGAAAGTCCTTGAATACCTCCGCCCCCGTTCCTTCGAAGATCCGTTTGAAATGGACGGGGAGAAGTGGCAATACGTCAATGTGCGCCTTCCCGACGGTCGGGAGGATATTGGAGTCTACCGCTTCTCAACCGACCTTTGCTACGATTACTCGGACTTCCGAAAGCTATTCAACCTCGCCTGATTCCTCGCGCCGTCCCATGGGCAACCGTGGGATGGGGCGGGTAATCAAGCCCGATTCAAAACTAAATCATCCATGAAGCCAAATCCGCTCCACATTGAAACCGTCAACCGCGTTGCCATTGCGTCGAATGAATTGTCCGCGCGACTTCGCGAAGCTCTCGCACCGTTCCTGGGAAAGAAAGTTCACAAGGTGACGCCTCACCGCTCATGGACCGCGCAATCTCGAGCGGTTGTCGAACCGATTGCGGAGGATTTCCGCGCGCGCGGCTTCCGCGTTTTCTTCCGCCATTCCGAGTGGCGCATTGACGTTGAAATTGACGCAACTTATCCGACGAGAAGCGGTTCTGTCGCCTACGTCAAACAGAGTTTCGGAGTCGGTTCTATTCGTGACGGAGACACTTTGAAAGAGCTTTGGGAATGCGTCGTTTTCCGCTCCGATTTCACGCCTGAGATTGTCCGTTCAAATCTTGCGGAAATCGAAGCGTTGCAATCGCGCATTCGAGAGCTTGAGCTGGAGATTGCGCCGTTCGTTCGTTAAACCCATTTCCCGTGCATCCATGAACTACTACGTCATGCAAACCTCGCTTTCGAGCGGCTCAAAACCTCAACTGGTCCATTGGGCCAAGTCCCAAGACGACGCAATCGCTTACATAAACCAGCAACTAGACCTCTGGCGCGAAAGTGGCGTTGCTAATCCTCCGATTTACGAGGTCCACTATTCCGGTTTACGGAACAAGACAGCTCTCTGGTCTAGTCTCGATTGAGTGGCTTATCCTAAGCGCGCCATCGGGCAACCGGTGACGCGAAAGGGTAGGCCATTCTATCCGCAACAAATCAAAAGCATGAAATTCACCCTACACGACACATTCAACTTCCGGACCATCTCGGTTCATCGTTCGATCAAAACCGCTGTGCGCGCATCCTATCGCTTCTCGCGTGCGGTCAAGCGAGCAAATGGCAAGGATTCGTTCATCCCGACAGTTATCTTGTGCGACGGAAAGCGGCTGAACGAAAGCCAGCAACAGGAAGCCGACAATGTCAGGCTTGAGATTGAAACCAAAACCCTTCGCGCCTAACATGAAAAACCACACCCCCGGCCCTTGGCACGTGGTATTCCATCACCCGAAGCTCGTAAAAGTCGAAACCTCTCGCGTGGTTATCTGCGATTCATTCGGTGGATTGAGCGATGAAACAATGGCCAACACTCGACTAATCGCCTCCGCGCCTGAGATGCTCGCCGCTCTCGAATTGATTTTCTCGAACGCTGGCGAATCGCCCGAATGGATTCGGGCGCGCATTGGTCCGGTAATTGAGAGAGCGATTGGAGAATCTGAAAGTCTTGCACGAAAAATCAAAGCGAAAGGAAACGAGTGAAAAGAAATCCTAGCAGTTACTGGATGGTTGAGTCTTCAACGCCAGACAATCCGATCAAAAACCAATACATAATCACAATCGAATCCAAAACGATTGAGGTTTACGCTGAATCCATTGCAGAAGCGTTGTCTTTAAGCGGACTCCCTGTGAATTCGACAATTCAATTTGAGAAATGGCTGATCGAGCGAGGAAGTTATGGCTCAATTTCTGAGAATCGAATTGTTCTTTCATTAGTTTCTGTGAACGACCACAGCCTGAAAACCCATACTCCCGGCCCTTGGCGTGTCGATCATTCCGGCCCTTGCCATATTGGCATCATCGACGAAAACGAACGGACGATTGCCTTTTGCGCGTTGCAAAACGAGAACGGTGACGAAGACGAATCGAATTCGTGCCTAATCGCCTCCGCCCCCGATCTTCTCTCCGCTCTCGAACGATTGGCGCATCCGATGGCCGACGATGAAGACCTAGACTATGCGCGGGAGGTCATTGCCAGGGCGAAAGGCAACCAATGAAGCATTTGACTCACACTGGCTATTTCGCCGGAAAACCGTTGTGCGGTGCTGCTAGAGAATCGTCTGAGGTTTGCGAGCATGCTGTTTACGTCAGATTGGAAAGCCGCGAGCGGATCAAATCATTCTGCAATGGATGTTTGGCCACTTGGTTGGCATTCGCGTATGATGGAGACGATTTGCCGAACTGGCCTGTTTCCATTGATGATATTGCTGAAATAGAGAAGGAAATCCCGCATGAGTTTGCGTCTGATTCAGAAGTGAAAAGTTTCCGCGAAAAACTTCGAGCGTGGAAAACCTGCGGATAAGAAGTAAACCGGGGGTGCGCGCATCCGTTCCACGCGCAAATCGAACGAATAAACCGCAAACGAGAATCAAATCATGCATCCATTGCTTCTTTCAGCACTTATCCAAATCGAATCTCATGGAAACGATCATGCGCGAGGTCGTCATGGCGAGCTAGGCGCGCTTCAGATTCGACCGATCATGGTCCGAGACATCAATCGGATCATGGGTACGCATTATGTCCACGCGCAGGTAACCAACCGCGCAACCGCAACCTTCATCGCCAACGCATATCTCAGCCACTACGGACGCAACCTGAGCGACGAATCGCTTGCTCGGCTCTGGCAAGGTGGGCCAAAAGGAGCTAAAAGATCCTCCACGCGCGCCTATGGCCGACGGGTCATGCGCGAACTAGATCGGCAACTGTCAACGAATCCTTGACGGTTCAACTCGCAAGTAAAAACGAAACCCGCAGGTAAAAATATGAAACTAACCATCCAGTCCAAAACCAACGCCCAAACGATCATCGACCTCTTCAACGCCGTCATCAACGGCGAGGTACAGGAACACGGCGCGCAACCGCTGAGCATTTACGACGACGACAAGCACATTTGCTCCATCGTTGCGGCGAACGGTCAGCAGATCCTTGAACTGGTCATCGAGCGAGAGGACGGGGACAGGATCATGCCGCGATTTGAGGGAAACCCTGACTTGGAGACGCTATGATCGACCGCAAAACATTCTATCAGACTTTATCCGAAACAACTCTGGTTCAGGCGAGTACCATGCCGCTTAAGGAGCTGATCGAAAAACTCGAATCACTCGCGTACCTGATGCATTCGCCTGTGCTTAAGGAAGCGGCAAACCGGCTCCGCAACGCTGAATGCGCGACGACGATCTTGGAAGACTCACTTTTCTATGCGCGGATGTACCGCGACACGACAGTTGAAGGGGCTAACCTGCGGAGGATGCTCATCGACGATGCCGAGACGGTCGTCTCGCTGATCCGAAATGGAGGATGCGAATGAGCCGCAATCAATTCGCGCCTACGAGGTACAAGGTCCAGATCAACGGGGCGATTGGCTGGTCGGACCTGAAGCAGAGGACGGTCATTTACGAAACGGTCATCTTCGCGACTCGCAAGGAAGCGGAGCAAGCGGCCAAAGACCTCAACCCTGGCGAGTACACGCAAGGTCGGATTCGGGTCGTGCCGAAGGACTTGCCGGAGGATTACGATATTTATCCGGTGGGCGAACGCGACGACATGAAACCGAAATCGTCCATCTAACTTTCCGATCCAGATAACTTTCTGGTCGGCCAATCTAGCGCATCCAAACCCATGTCATTTCATCGATTCGATTCTAGCGTCGCGAAAGCCCCGTCCGCTACCGACACATCATCCGACAATCAAAACGCGCCAGCGAGGCGTTTAGAGCGTTTGAGCGATATGTCGATAGGTCGATCGATCGGCGTTTTCTCTTCCGTTTCATCCGAACCGTTTGCGACACCGCCGTTCAAGGCGGGGAGCGAAGCAAAACGGTTTCAGGATGAAACCCTTACCTCCTTGGTTTTTTAATACCAAGGAGGGTTTCATTTTAGTGAAATAGATAACAACGCAAGCTAACCGAGAAGTGTAGGAAACGAACCGTGGATTCAGGAAACGAAAAACATGGTGTTGACAAGAGGATGATCTAACCGCAGACTAGAGTTCGATATGAGCTTTCTACCATCGGGTAAAACCCCCAGAAAAATGTTCAGCGAGATGCCGCCGAAGACGCACGACGTTGACACGGCGAAGTCTGAAGTACTGGCCTACATCTGCCAGGAGATGTCCTGCGACATGTCCAAGGCGGTTCGGCTCTTCAACTCGATGCGCCATCCGAAGTGTCGGGTGCTGGTCTTCGACAAGATCGAGCGGCAATGGAAGGGATGCTCCTTCAGGCCGAGCGATGCGGAGACAAGCGAACTGTCTATGCTGCGGGAGCATCGGTCCTTAGAGCGACAGGTTGCTGCGGTTCGCTCCGAGCTGCGGAGGTTGGCCAAGGATGTCGAGGATCTGAAGAAGAGCAACAAGTCCAAGCGAAAGGGCAAGAAGACTTCCGAGGAGGAAGCTCCTGCTGAAGAGCCGACCGCCAACGACGGTGAGGACGACATCGATGAGATGAAGAAGCTCCTGAACGAAGTAATCGCCTAAATCTAACTCTTATGGAAACCACCAATCAATTCGTCACGAAAGAGAAACTGGAGACAGTCACCGCTGTCCTTCAGAAAGTCCTGAAGCGGCTTGAGGACGGCGAAGCCATGAACAGGGAGAGAGATTCAAAAATCGCATTCTTATTGGAATCTCCAAAATCGAAGTCCTCATCGGAAGACTTTATTCCGCAGCCTCCACAGAAGCCGATCAACCCGAATGCCGAAACGTACACCCTGGAGCTAAGCCACGGGCCGTACACAATCCACCGTAACGACGGGGAATCTGATCGAGATTGGGCTGGCCGGAAGAAGCACCTGATGAACCAGCGCGTGAGCTTTCTAAACTCAAGCGGCGTGAGTGGAACGCCGGAGCAGGAAGCCTACCTCAAGGAAATCTACGACAGACTGGCAGCGCACGGTCGTTGAAAAAAATCTTCAACTCGCCGTTGACACGACTCCAGACAACTGCAACACTACGTCCGCAACGATGACCAATTTTTGGCAACCGGAAATAGAGAACAGGGCGAGCCTGTTACGGGGTTTTTGGATTTTAACCCTTGATGAACATCCGGTTGCCAACCCTTTTTGATGAAAGTTTATACGGCCAAACAAACAGCCGCGATGCTGCAAATCTGCTGCGAGACGCTTCGGCGTATCGTTCGCACCGATGGCATCCAGCACAGGAGAATTGGCCGACGCATTTTGTTCACGGAAGCCGACATCGCCGCGATTCTTGAGAGTCGAGCAATGACCGGAGCCGTGAACCCCTACGCACCGAGAAAACCAAAACAGACAGCGAATACAAATGAACAGCAACAGCACACTGACGGTAGCAGTACCGTCCCCGACACCACCGCAACCACTGACTTCGGTCAGCTCTGACACGGAGTTCTATTCCCAAGCATGCACATCGCTTGATTCTGTCAAGCAGCTTGGCGACTGGATAGCACACTCCGGCATGTTCGGATGCGTCAAACCTGAGCAGGGATATGTCCTTGCTTTGGAATGCATTTCCAGCCGTATGACTCCGCTTTCATGGAAGCGCGAGAATCACCTCATCGACGGGAAAATCACCATGAAATCGGAGAGCATGCTCGCCGGTTTGATGAATGCTGGTTGGGACGTTGACTGGATTCAATTCGACGCAATCGCCGCCATCGCCGACTTCAGCAAGGGTGCGAAGAAGGTTCGAATTTCGTTCACGATGGAAGACGCGAAGCAGGCTTGCTTGATTCCGTTGAAGCCTGGAAGCGGGTGGCAGAAGTTTCCTGCTGAGATGCTCCGTGCGAGGGTTGTCAGCAAGGCGACTCGCATGCTCGATCCGCGCATTACGCAAGGACGCTATACGCCTGAGGAGGTGGCCGACTTCTCCGCTACCTCACCAACACCCGCTCCGACCGCTCCGACGCGCCAGACGGTCAATGTGACGCCGTTTGACATCAACACAATGCTCTCGAAACTGGAGCAGATTCTTGAGCCACATTCTGAGGCAGCGAATGCGTTCCTCCTCTCGAAGAACCTCATCAAGGAAGGTCAGAACTTCCGCGATGTCTCGACCAAGGTGGCCAACATGATCATTGCCGATGCGGATGGTTTCATCTCCAAGGCTAATGCGTTCGCTAACCCTCCGACCGAATGAGCATTCTCAACCGACACATCAACTTCAACATGCCAGCGGAGAAGTACCATGCCGTTGACGCTCTCTCGAAGTCGATGATGACCAAGATCCTCAAGTCCCCGGCGCATTACAAAGCCGCGCTGGAGGAGCATCAGGAGCCGACTAAAGCGATGCAGATGGGGACGGCGATTCATACTGCCGTTCTGGAGCCGCACTTGTACTCGCAGGTTGTCGCGGTCGTTCCGCCTGACATCGACGGTAGGACGAAAGAAGGCAAAGCGTGGAAGGAGCAGCATAAGTCGCGCATTCACATGACTCACGCTGAGGACATCGACATCCAGGGAGTCGCGAACAGCGTTCGCCGACATCCGTTCTGGGACATTCACAATTTTCCGCACAAGATCGAGGCGAGCGTTTTCGCTGAAGATGAGGAGACTGGCCTACCTCTCAAGGCGCGTCCTGATTTGTGGGTCGATAACGACACACTCGTCGATATTAAGACGACCGACGACGCGAGCGTTGAAGGTTTCAGCCGTACCGTTACGAGCTTCGGCTACCACATTCAGGCCGCGCATTATCTGGAGATGACCGGGGCCGAGAACTTCATCTTCGTCGCCGTGGAGCGTAAGGCACCGTATGCGATTGGCATCTACAAGCTGGACGCCGAATGGCTTCAGGCCGGTGCGAACCTTCGCAGGAAGGCCATCACGCTGCTCCACGAATGCAAAGCACTGGACAGTTGGCCAGCCTATCCGACAGCCGTGCAAACCCTTTCATGCCCTAAGTGGGTCTTGAATAAATCCGAACAATAACAACAAAATCAGAACCCATGTTTACCGTAAATCGTAAAGACGCAGGCAGCAATTACATCAACGCAGAAGGCGAGTACATCGTCACCGTCACCAAGGTCGAAGAGAGTCTTGACGCTAAGGGCCGCGAGGTCTGCAAGGTGACGTTTGTCACTGATGACGGGTCGAGCATCTCCGGCCGTTTCATCAACCAGGAGAATGTCTGGTTCCGAGTCAATCAGCTCGTGGCAGCAACGAATCACAACGTGCCGGACGGAACCGAAGTGGATTTCCTCGGCAAGAAGGGCAGTTACGCTGCGTTCCTCCGGTCGATGATCGGATTGGAGTTGGCCATCGTGGTCCGCGCTGAAGAGTACGAAGTGAACGGCGAGAAGAAGAAGACGTACCGAGTGAAGAACATGAAGGCAGCGGCTCCGCTCTTACCTGAAGAGAAGCCGTTTTAATCAGTATCACGGAGGGGAGCGTATTCCGCGATAACGCTCAAAACCTAAGAATACAATGAACGATAAATATCCAAAGCGAGTTCGAGAGACGGTGAAGTATGTGTTGGTCAGTCCTGAGACTCATGCCGAGTTGAAGTCGTACGCTCAAAAGAACGGGTACAACATGCAAGGCGTGGCCGACGAAGCGATTCAAGAGTACCTCAAGCGAAAGGAGCAACAATGAGCAAGAAAACCGAGGAAACATTCCGCATCACATTGAAAGGGCTTCTGTCCCTCTACATGCCCGAAAAGACGATGAGTGAGGTGTACAACGCAATTGAGTTATCCTGCCGTCGCAACGGATGGGGCATCGCAATCAACGAGAACAACCGATTGGATTTTGTTGAAATGGTAAAAGTGGAGGTCAAGCAATGACACGCGAGCAAGCAAGAGAAGCAGCACAGGTCCTGTTGGCATTTGCTGATGGGAAGGAAATTGAGTGTAAATTGAAATCATCCGCATCATGGTCCACTCCTGTATTACATCAGGAACAGGTTTTTTATTGGAACGTGTTAGATTACCGCATCAAACCCACCGCAACGCTCCGCCCGTGGACTGCGGATGAGGTTCCTCTGGGGGCGTGGATGAGAAACATGACAAACAGTGAATACCGATGGTTGATTAACACATCATCTCTTGATGATACCCGTAAAGCGTGGCTTCAACAAGGCGAACACAGCACCGACGGCGGTAAAACGTGGCTCCCGTGTGGGGTCGTGGAGGAATCGAAATGAATCCAGAACAACAACGCATTGCTATCGCGGAAGCGTGTGGAAAGTGGCATTCCGGCTGGCCCCATGAATACATGAACCAAGCCGACCGGCTTAGACACATTCCCAACTACCTCAACGACCTCAACGCCATGCATGAGGTGGAAGCATCCCTATTTGGCAGAAATGATTGGTCTGCTTGCAAGTATGAGAGACTGCTAACGCGCATGACTAGCTCTTGGGCGTGGCATGCCACCGCCGCCCAACGCGCAGAAGCTTTCCTCCGCACGATTGGCAAATGGGAGGAGGCGAAATGATCCAACCAATCAACGACGGAGGACCGGCGTATCCGACACCGGCAGGAATACAACACAACGACGGACCAACCCTCCGCGACTACTTCGCCGCGGCGGCGTTGGAAAAAGCATCGAGAGGATCAGATCGAAGTGCCGATGAAATAGCCAAAAGAGCGTTCTACATAGCCGACGCAATGATCCGAGCGAGGGAGGCGAAATGAGCCATCTTGGTGACACCAACAAAATGGTCGAGACGCCGAGGACGAACGATCAGATCGGCTACGATGGCAGCACGATGTCAGCTATTCGGATTGAGTTCGCCCGCCAACTCGAACGCGAACTCAACGAAGCCAACGACCGCATCAAGCGGCTGGAGGAGGCGTTGTATAAGATCGAGTTTTACGCCGCTACTGGCATATTGCAGGACAGTTTTGATGAGATAAAACGCATAGCCAAGGAGGCCAAGCTATGAGCATCGAAGAACAAATTATCACCATATCGACATTCTCGGATTGTAATTACCGACGCGAACTCCGCGCAATCGCTCTGGAAGTCCGCAAGAGGGAAGACCGCATCAAGCAGTTGGAGGAAATGTACGAAGGAGTAATTGGTGAGCGTCCGGAGTTCCTTGGCTCAAATGTCATGGGACTTTTGAAGCGAGAGCTGACCGGCACTCAGAAGCGCATCAAGCGATTGGAGGAGGCTGGGGATGAGATGGCGAATGCTTATGAGGAAATCTGTCACGATTCTTACGATCAGAAGCAGATAGCCAACTGGCGCAAAGCCAAGGAGGCCAAGCTGTGAAACCTATTTCACCAATATGGCCAGCAATTGGATCTATCTTCATAACTCCGTTAGCTGTTGTGTTTTTTATACTGGGCGGCATTATGCTGCTTGTACTGTGGCCGATTGTTCCGTTTGTTATTTATTTTGAAAAAAGAAAGGAGGCGAAGCTGTGAGCGACACCCCGAGAACGGACGCGGCCTATACTGCATCGACTGGAGCGGGTATCTACGAGCTGTTTCAGGAATCTAAAGACATCGAACGCGAACTCAACGCGGCCAATGAGCGCATCAAGCGGCTGGAGGAGGCTCTTGAAGGAACCGTAAAATGGATCGTTGATCTGGCTGATAGCGGAGACGCTGGATTTTGGGATGTTGACGAGCAGCCTGAGATAATCGCAGCAAGAGATGCTCTTAAAAAGGAGTGCAAATGATCGAGTTCAAAAAACCATTAGAGATATTCCGAGTTAATGCCGACGCAACCTTCGAGCTTGGTAAAGGTGTTGATCCGCTCGTTGCTTTAGGAGAGTTGTCAAAAGCGTTTATGCGTCAGCAATCCCGCATCAAGCGGCTGGAGGAATCACTCCGCCAAATCGCAAATCAGGACTACCGTGGCAATCGCTCGACTGAATCTCAGATCGCTTTCGATGCGTTGAAGGAGGCGAAATGAGCGACACCCCTATCTCAGACTCAACACCGCACAACGTAGGCGACTTGGGTATGCTGTGCAGGAGGCTAGAACGCGAACTCAACTCCGATCAAAACCGCATCAAACAACTGGAGGACCGCATCCACCGAGCAGCATCAGCGTTCTTCCGAGACGGATCGGACGGTCATATTGCGAGTCAAATGCTTCAGATTCTGGAGGAGGAGAGGGGGCAGAAATGAATCCATTCAAATGGTATCGCAACTGGCGCATCCGCCGCATGGAAGAGCGCATCGCTTTCCTTGAAGCGTACTGCAACTCGTTCCACGACAGCAATGGGTCTGTCCACTACAACATTGCCCACAATCACGATCTGTTCAGCAAGCGGGCCAAAGTCGCACAGCTTCGCAAGCGGGTCTATCACCTCATGGAGTTTTGAATGAACATCCAACCAGACCTATCAATCTGCTTCATCTATAAGCACAAAACAAACGGAGATGTAATGGTGCTTAGTGCAGAAGACGCACGGAAGTTTGAACGCTCTGCCCAAAAGCGTAGGGGAGAATGGAATCACGTTTGCACCGTGGACCCAATCTGCATCCTGCAACTCATCGTCAATACGAATGGGCGAGCTAGGACCAAGATCATCAAAGAACTAAGCGAGAAACCATGACCATCGAAGAAATGAGAACCATCGACGGATTGAAGACCTACAAGGAGCTGGAAGAAGCCCGAGCCAGGATCGCGCACCTGGAGGCAGCACTCCGACGTATCGCGAACGTCGACTATCGTGGCAACCGATCAGAGGAATCACAGATCGCCGCAGAGGCTTTGAAACCATGAAACCCAAAAAGAAGAACACAGTAATCACCATCGACGCAGCACTCCACGAAGAGGTTCGCAAGTATTGCGAAGAGAACGGAGTCAAGATCGGCTTTCTCGCCACCCAAGCGTTGCGAAAGCTGCTGAATGAGAAGTGTGTCACGACGCAAGTAACGCACTCCCCATCGGCAGAAGCTAACACTTGACGGCGAAGCCACCCGTGTGGGCGGCACAATACCCTTCGCTCGCTATGAAGCAGTGGGCGGAGGGGCAAATTTCCTAAAACTATGAATCTGAGAGAGTCTAAAGTTTACGAGTCGTTGCTTTCATATCATGGAACAACCGTTTACAGGCGGGGGTGGCCGGATTTTTTAGTTGTCCGAAACGGAATAGTTTCGTGTGTAGAAGTTAAATCAAAAAACGATTCACCATCGGAAGAACAATTGCAAATTCATAAAGCACTAGAATCATGTGGCATTGAAGTAAATGTGGTTGTTTGCGATTTAGAAAAAAACATTGGAGAGCATCGATCCTCTAAATTGTTTGTTTCAAATTTTAAGATGTGTATTGGAGCCGCCGCGTTGTGTTCGATATGTGGATGTGAATTAGCGTGGAACAGTAACATTCAAACCTATCAACACATAAAAACAAAATTAAACGGAAGAGAGTATTTTGAAATTAAGTGTAATTAAAACTATGAATCTAAGAGACTACCAAAAGAACGCAGTAGAGTGGGCCAAAACTAGCGACGGCCTGATCATCGCACCGGCTGGCAGCGGCAAGACATGGATTGCCGCGAGCATCATCAAGCATTACCACGAATTATATCCTAACATGTGGTTTGGATGGCTTGCTCCAACACGCGAGACATGTCAGCAAGCGCGCACATCGTTGAGAGTCGCGGGAATTGCTGACAGCATCGTAGACGTTCGTTGTCCGCATGAGTCGGTAGACTTCAGCGAGAAGAACCTTCTTATAGTGGACGAAGCGAAGCACAGTCCTGCCGCTGGATGGCGTCGCATCATCGAGTCCTGTAACGGGCTGCACTACGGATTCGACGCAACCCCTTGGTGCGACGATCCAGAACGCAACGCCGTAACGCGAAGGCTCTTCTACAATCGCACCTACGAAATCAAGCGAAGCGACATCGGCGATTCATTGGCCGACGCTTACCTTCACCTCTCTGACGCCACCGATCCTAACCTGAAGCAGAAGATCGACGACAACATCGACCGTCTGTTTGTAAAAAGACGGCGGTACATGCGGATAAGTGACGACGAATTAAAACGCATGTGCGCCTGGGAATCCCTAGTGGACATCGGCATCTGCCAGAATGATGTGCGCAATCAGTACGCCATCAACTACGCGATTGAACACCTCGACATGCAGACGCTCATCCTCATACCGCGCATCACGCTGGGCGAGGAGTACGAGGCAGCGATTCCACGCTCGCTCCTTGTCCATTCGAAGATCGGCAAGAAGCAGCGCAAGGCAGCGATGGAAGAGTTCAAAGCCGGGAACCTGCGGACCATGATTGCGACATCATTGGCCGACGAAGGATTGGATCTGCCGAATGTCGAGCTGCTGATCATGGTCAGCGGAGGACGGTCATCGCAGAAGACGATTCAGCGAGCGAGCCGCGCATTGCGGAAAACAGATTCCAAAAACTGTGCGACAATTCTGGACTTTTCTGACAAGTTCCACCCCATCGGAGCATACCACGCAAAGAAGCGAATGGAATGCTACCGTCAACTAGGTTGCGTTTTCCAATGAGTGCATCAAATACGACATTAAATGATACTGCCACGCCCACAGAGAACGTAGTTTACCTGATCGGAGAACTACGAGGAATCAGCCGACAGACAGAAACCAAGAGCGGCGCATTGATGGTCCGACGGGTCATCTCAATCGCTCGGCATTGGACGGATGCAGATGGCCGATTCCACGAAGACTTCGATGAGTTCGAGCTGTCATCGTGGGGACAAGTGGCTGAGAAGATCATGGAAGTCGCCAATGGCGCGCTGGTGCGTGTCAAAGGCCGTGTGAAGGTCGAGAAGTGGAGCGAGGACGGAGCAACAAAATCAGCGGTTCGAATCGCAGCAGAACAAGTAACAATCCTGTGCTATTAAAAACATGAAAACAAACACTTACGTCCCATTGAACGGACACATTCCGAATGCAGTAGTTGAGGAGGTTTTGCAAGACCTCAAAGGTGGAAAGACATACCGACAGATTGCGGAAGACTACGCGGTCAGCCTTGGATGGATTTCGAAGGTGAAGCGCGGTCAGATCAGGAGGAATCAATGAAAACAAATCAATCAATCGTAGCGGTCGATCCTGGTGTTGGCGGCGGATTAGCCGTGAACACGAATCATGGCATTTTCCTTTACTCGATGCCTGAGTCATTGCCCGACATGGCCAAACTACTAATGGAGTTCAAATTGGCAGATAGCCATCTCTGGGTCGAAAAGGTTCCGAAGTTCGTGAGCAAGCTCACATCGTCCGCGAGCATGGCGACGCTCCATGAGAACTACGGCATCATTCAGGGTCTAGGATACGCTCAAGGCTATGCACTGCATCGAGTCGAGCCGAAGGTCTGGCAGGAACCGCTTGGTCTAGGCGGACGCAAATCCTGTGCGACAGGGCCAGAATGGAAGCGTAAGCTGAGGTCTAAGGCGCAGGAACTCTATCCGAACCTTGAAGTCACCTTGAGCAACTGCGATGCGCTTTTGATCCTTCACTATGCCCTGGGAGGTGGCAGATGATCCGCAGATCGAGCCGCCCTCCCTCACCGGACGAAATCAGGCAGCTCCTCATCGCCGCATTCTGCGCTGGCATGGTCATCACCGCCGCGTACTTCATTCTCTTCGTCGTCAAATGAGCGAACCAACAAAACTGTTAGCGGAAGAAACCGACATCGAAACCCTGCGGAATGCCATCGCAGAATACCAATTCTTGGCCAAGGTTCTCTTCAAGACTGTCGGCTGCGGTTGTGACGGGGGCCATGACCTCTGCTACCACTGCGGCCAAGCTGAGCAACAATACAAACACATAACCGAGATATACAAATGACCAACCTCAACAAACCCGCAACGATCAGAGTGGCAGATGCCGATGAAACACCAATCCGAATCGACTTCGATTACTTCGATCAGAAGTACAAGGAATGGCTTATTCGCCGTGGATTCGGCGATGAAATTGGCGGCGCATTCGGAATGAAACGACCCAACAAACGACGCGGCAAACGGACTCTACCCGATGAATTCTGAAATCACGCGACAACAGTTGTTGAAGGAAGCCCCGAACCTTGTTGAGTATGCCATCCTCCGTGGATGGATGAGCAAGCCGAAGCCTCAGCGAAACCCAGACGGTGTCTGGCATGCGAGCGGTTCTGGTCATCTTGACGACGCTTCCGAAGATGAAATACAAGAACTTAGGAAACAGCTCGGTGCAGGTTGAACTCCTCTCCGACGACGTAGAGATACGGATCGGAGAAACCAAGTGGCAAGGAGTGGCCTACATGCGGGAAGGCAAACGAAAGCTCTACGTTCGAACTAAGGCTGAATTCAATGCCAAGTTCGTACTGCTAGATGCGAAGCCCTAAACATTACATCGCCGCACAAGAGCAGCTCTTTGCGAAGTTCAAGTCTCGCTCCATACCCATTCAACAATGGAGCAAGTACCTGATGACTCCCAAAGAGCTTGCTCTCCTTTTTCAGAAGCTAGAGAAATCGAATTCTGTTCTTCAGGAGATAGCCAAGACTGACCTTGGCAAGTCTGGAGAACTCGCGAGAAAACAACTTGGAATCGAATGAGCAATTCAAATATCGACCGTGCAAGAGCATGGCTTCGCAACACCCCCGGTGCCGTCAGCGGCCAGGGCGGTCATAACGCAACCTTCGCAGTAGCCACCGCTCTCGTTCACGGCTTCGAGCTTTCACGCTCGGATGCAGAGATGCTGCTGAGCGAGTACAACGCGAAGTGCGTTCCACCGTGGAAGACCAACGAATTGTCCCACAAGGTGAATCAAGCGATGAACGTGGCGCACGACAAGCCGAAGGGATGGCTTCTTTCCGCACAGAGCGGAACGCCCGTATCAACGACCGGCAAGTTCGTCGTCCAGAAGATCCAAGCAATTCCGCAACCGGAATCCCGATTTACAACTATCGACTTCCTCAAAGCCTGCTTCGAGCAGGATGAAGTTGTCTGCATCTGCAACGACATCATCTGCGACGAGGAAGGTAAAGGTAGGCCAGCGTCCAAGGGTACGTTCCTCAAGCGCGACGAATGGATTGAGAAGCATTTCACGCCGCCCATAAGTTCCATGTGGAACGGTCCTGACAGCCGTGGCGCGTATGTACGGGTCAACCCGTGTCTCGACGAAACCGGATCGGATTCTGGCGTGTCAGCATTCCGCCATGTGCTGGTCGAGATGGACGAGAAGACGAAGGACGAGCAATGGACGATTCTTAAGGATTCGAAGCTGCCGCTATCGGTCGTCATTGATTCAGGCGGCAAGAGCCTGCACGGCTGGGTCAGAGTCGAAGCGGCGAACAAAGAGGAATGGGGCGAGCGTCGCGACGTTGTTTATCGCCATCTGGAAGCCCTCGGCATCGATCCGAAGAACAAGAACGCGAGCAGGTTCAGCCGGTTAGCCGGTGTGATGCGCGATGGCAAGGAGCAGAAGCTGTTGGCCATCAATGTAGGTGTCGTGAACTGGGATGCGTTCACGGACTATCTGGAGTCCCAGGACATGCCTCAGGAGTTCACGCTCCAGAGCATCATCGATTACGATCCTGAGAATGACCCTGACAATCTCATTGGCGACAGATGGATTCGACGCGGTTCATCGGTTCTCTTTGTCGGTCAGAGCGGATGCGGCAAAAGCTCGATGGCGTTCTATCAGGGACTGAGGTGGGCCATTGGTTCAGATTGGTTCGGTTGTCAGCCGGTACGACCATTGAAGGTGGCCTACGTCCAAGCTGAGAACGACATTGCCGATCAGCATGATGCACTTAAGGGAGCCGCGCAGATGGTCTTCGGAAGCGATTGGCAGAATGGATTGCGCCGTGCGGACATGCTCTTCTTTCGCGAGGCTGTTCGTACCGGCGTAGATTTCACGACCATGCTGCGTCGTCTCATCCGAAAGACGAAAGTAGACATTGTCTACATCGACCCTCTGCTCTCTTACATTGGTGGCAATCCATCGGACATCGAGGTCTGCGCGAACTTCACGCGGCATCTGCTCCAGCCGATTATGATGGAGACGGGAGTCGTCATCGTGCTGGTTCATCACTTCCCCAAGCCGAAGGGTAAGGACGACAAGCCGGAGAGCGTGGCAGATATGGCCTACTCAGGATTTGGATCGTCCGACCTGACCAACTGGGCGAGAGAGGTGATTGTGTTGAAGGAGGTCGGATTCAATCAGCCACGACGCTTCATGCTCGGAATGGCGAAGCGCGGAGACAGGTCAGGACTGAAGGACAAGAACGGAAACAAAACCGGCTCCATTGTCATCCAGCGAGGTGTAGGAACCATATCTTGGGACTACGCACCGCCTGAAGTATTCGTAGTCGATAAGGCGGCGTCGAAGAAGCCGTGGGGCGGACGACCTAGGCGTTAGCTACCAAGCTCGGCATGACCAGTGCCGAGGCGTCGTCTTATCCGTCGCTGTCGCACAGTTATGCCGCGCACGGAAGTTCTTACGACGCTCAGGATTCGACTTCTTGATCGTCATGTTCGCGTCGCCAAATCGAACTTTGATGACGTTGCCGCTGTCGTTCTTAACGTAGACAGCACTCTTCTTCCGCTCTCCCGGCGTGTAGAACGGCTTGTTGAGCGTCACCTTCTTGCCCTGATAGGTGTTACCTTTTTTGGAGAGGGAGGTTTTCATTTCGGAAGTTCTCCAGTGTCAGCGTACTTGCTCAGAGCATCGTAAAGTGACGCCCGAGGAATGTTTGAGAACTTCTCAAAAATTCGAGCCGTATCTGCGGCGCTACGATAACCAGCAGATCCAGATGCGCGAGCCAACGCCTTTGCTGCGACATTGTAGAACCCAGCATTTACCGCAGTTCCGATTACACCCATGATTCCTTCAACTGGTTTTCCAGCGGCAACCTTAAGAGCTGATTGAGGAATTCCAGCAACCAACTCTTCAGCAGCCTGACCAGATACAAGCGCACCGCCTCCACCAGCAGCACGTTCAGCTATTAAGATGGTTTTGTAGCCAGGAATGATGTCGTCAACAATTTGCTTGTACAGAGTTGGTCCAAGAATCTGTTCAGCTCGATTTATTTTGAAAACACCTTTGAGATTCGGCCCTTTGCCACCGAGAACAGTCTCGGCCAAAAGAATATCTTCAATCTCTCTAGCGCGAGTCGAAATCAACGCTTCTTTGGCCAGCTTGTTTCCAGCAACCGCCTCGCGTTCAAGATACCGAACAACAGATCCAACATCCTTGACATTTGGAAGCAACTGAACCGCTTCAGATGCTACAGCAAATCCGGCAGGTGTTTTGGTCTGCAAAATGTCCAGCAACGCTTGAGGACCAGTTTTTTGGCCGGTGCTTTCAAGGAAATTGACGAACTTGGAAAGCTGGTCTTTTGATCCAAGACCAACCTTCTCAAGTGCGCCGGGACTCTGCGTTTCTAGGTTGTTGATTGTTCCGGCAAGCTTCTTGTAGTCGATTGCCCCAGTGGCTTTGTCCGTTGCGTCGCTGACAATCCCAGACCGGATAGACGAGTACACATCTTGAAGATCGGGAGCGTTTGCAACTCCACGGGATTTCAGCGTGTTAACAAGTGATTCGACGTTCGCAAATTCAGGGGCAAGCAAGCCTTGAGCTTTGACTCCGCTGACCATTGCCTGACCAAGCTGGCCACGCTCCATGGTTTCTGGAGTGAACGCCCTGCGAACTCCGAAAAGATTCAGCTTCGGTCGTGTTGCCGCATAAAACTCGTCACCGGCAGCTCTTGCCGCAGCGGCTTCAGCGCCTATGGCTTCCGGAGCCTGATCAGCAATCGTTTGGGAAAGAATGGTTGCGAGATTTTTGACCTGCCTCTGCTGACTGTTTCCAATGGCTTCACCGGCATAATCAGCAAAATCATAAAGCTCATCTCGAAGGTCTTTCAGCTCCTTCAAACTGGCCTTTTGAGGCACTGAAACTGTCACGGGCCGCGTCGGGTCCATCGATGATGGAGTCATCATTGTCTCTGTTCTCGACAAAAGCTTCCTAGCCTCTTTCAAGCCAGAGGCATGAATGTCTGGAATTTGAGCCAGCAACTCATTTGCTTGAGAGGCAAAAGAAGGGCTGTTTCCAACAGGCTTGAAAAGGTTGAATTTCTGATCGTTTTCAACCGCGTTGGCAGGTCCGTAGATTCTGTTTGCTTCAGCCTTGATTGCATTTTTCGCCTGATCGGCGAGCGATTCAATTTGTTGGCCAGCAGGAACAACACGAAACGCGGAAATATTCTGACCTTTGAACAAGGTGTTTTTCACCGTGTCCTGATATGCCTGAAGCGCCTGATCTACCGCTCGTTGCTGAGCCTGCTTCTGCGCTTGTCCGCGAGCAGATTCCAAAATCGTTTCAGCGTCTTTTAGATTTCTTGAAGCGTTTGCGATGTCGTCAATTTCATTGGCACTTAGTGCGCCAAGAAGTTTTTGTGTTAGCGTGTCGGCTCCTTCAGCTGCAACACCCGTCAACTTTTGAACTGCGGTTTTAATCTGCTCACCTTGACGAGCGAGTTGCTCGGTGATTGGAGGCATCCCAGCGCGAGATTCAATTCTTGATTCAAGACCAGCGAAACGAGGCATCGCCTGACCAAACGTAGGTTGAACTCCTTCACCAATTCTCTCCACCGTGGCTGCTCGCTCGGCAGCACGTTCAAATCCAGCGCCAGCACGGCCAGCGATTGCTCCGGGAATTTGAAATCCGGCAGTTAGCGCGGCAGGGACAATACTAGCTCCCGGTTCGAATTCTCCAGTTCTAACAGCCTCTCCAGCAACGCCGCCAGCTCCCTGCATAGCGATGTTTGCCAACGGCTTAAGAAAACCTCCTCCTGGAATAATTGGAGCAGCACCAGTAACAGCAGATGCAGCAATTTCTCGCCCTGAAACATCTTGCCTAATCCCAAAAAGCTTTTCGATTGTTTGACCGACCGCCTCGCCTATTGCAGATGCAAGAGCGCCAGTACCCATCATCGCAGGAATAGATGCTCCACCGCTTGCTGGAGCAGCAAGCAAGGCGGGAATAGCCCTAGCGCCCATGGCTGTTCCACGCATCATTCCGCGAGCCTCAGCTTGCGCCAATGGAGTAAGCTCTCCAGAAGGAGCGATTCTCGCTTCTGTTCCTTCCATGAATGGGGCCACTTGTCCTGACGGTTCAGCCATGCCAGCAAATGCACCAGCAAACCGTTCAAACATTCCGACCTTGCCTGAATCTTGAACCGCCTGTTCGAGCTGCTGAGGAGAACCAACCTGCTCTTGAACCTGGGCAGGAGTCAGCGCGGAGACTTGGCCAGCTTCCTCACGCCGACGCATCTCGGCGATGGTGGCTGGGCCTTGCGACTGAGGTTGTCCACTAAGCTGCGAATCATACGCAACAAGTGCATCAATGTCCGCTTTTGTTGGAGGATTAGGATTATTCCATTGATACTCTTTTCCTGAAGGGGAAGTAAATGTTGGCATATATTATTTAACCCCCCATCCAGCAGGAAGAGCAATTTGATTTGTTTGAGACGATGAAAATCCAGCAGGAATCGAAGGAGCATTTCCAGTCGAAGGAGCCGGAGCCGCTTGCTGCTGCTGGCCGAATCCAAACTTTTGCCTAGCACCCTCAAGATACCGTTTCTTAACGTCGTATGGAATGTCAGGTGAAAACCTGTACTCCCAAATACTGTTTTCGGCACCAGAACGAAGATTGTTTTTGAAAGACGAGATAACCTGAATGTAATCGTTACGCGCAGGAGTGCTTACAACCTTTTGAAGGTTTCTTTCTTCAGATGGGGTAAGTGTTGCTCCATACTTATTGTTTTGATAGTCAGTAACAACAAGCTGAATCTTTTCGTGTATGTCTCTTGCATCTTCCTGTTCTTTAGTTGTAAGACCCTTAAATCTTCCTTTAAGATCAAACGCTGGCGCATCAATAGGTCCAACATATTCAGAGAAAGACCCTTTTCCGTATTTGCTTTCAAAAGCATTGAGCCTATTGAAAACATCATCCAACTCTACTACAGCTTTGTTTGAAGCCGTCAAAGCCTTTGAAACGTCAGCAGGAACTTTTCCTTGGTTTGGTCCTCCAAGGAACACCTTTGCGTTGATTTCGTCTTCGTCGGTCTGAACTATCTTCTGTTTTTTAAGACCTTCCAAAACTTGATTTGCACGTTGGGCGACAACGCCACCTTCAGTCCTAGCAGTCGGCAAAAGCTGCTCATACTCCTGCTGGGTAATATCTCCAGAATCAAAAAGTGTCTTAAGACCTTCTTTCGTATTTCTTTGGCCAGCCATGCCTATGGCCGTCAGCTTTTTCAATCTAGCCTGCTCTTGCCTAAGAGGAGCGGCAGCATCAAAGATTGCTTTTCTAAACTCAGGGTTTATTTGCTGAGTTTTTGGATCAAGTCCACCATTGTACTGAAGGGGAATATCGCTTTTCCCGTTTTCATTAAGGAAATCAATTTCCTTATTTAGAACTGCCATTTGTGAGGCATTTGCCTTTTCAACGAGAAACCGATTCTGAGCCATCGGCAATGACTGAAGAACTGGCCCACTCATGTCGCCAAGCATCTTAAGACCAGTCGCACTCTGAAGATCGGAAGGAGGAGCAGGAAATGGCTGAGTCGGATCGCCTTTGGCGTTCCATTGAACATATGCTGATTGCCACTGCTGAATCTTCGGAAGATCGGCGGAAAACTTTGCGCGCTCAGAAATTCCGTTGGCAAGTTCAGCATCCCGAATCTTGTTCTGAAGCTCCATGCCCTGGCGCTGGAGCAAAGACTCCGCCGTCTGCTGCTGCAACTGCTCCATCATCCGCTTCTGTGTCTGCGCGCGGTCGTAGAGGCTTGCGCCTAGCTGAAATGCTTGAAGAGATTGGTCGGCCATAAGATTTAACCAGCTTCAGGAATTACACCGACAAGTCGAGGGTCAGATCCAGTTGAAACTCCAGCCCCAGCGTATGGTGAGCCAGAAGGAGGAGCAGAATACAGATTTGCGGGATTTTGCGCCATCAACCCCTGATACATTCCGTACTGCGACAGCGCGCCACCGGCAACACCACCAAAGTTCGTGAACGCAGTCTGAGCCGCCTGCTGCATCGGAGAAGGAGCGGCTGCAACCTGAGCGGCGGTCAAATCACGACCGTATTGAAGTTGGTTCTGCTGTTGAATCGCCCCAATGCGCTGCGCTGGCGTGATGAACATGCTGCTCACCGAGAACGGTTGAACCATGCCGAACGTCCGCTGCTGCTGGATAAAGTTCTGAGCTTGAGCAAGACCCTGATTCTGAATCTGCATGCCAGTCAGCCCTAAATCGCGAGCGGTCAGCGCACGACCGAATCCAGATCCTGCGCCGAATCCTCCAGACAAAGCGCGTCCAGCGGTTGAGCGTTGAACCTGAGCGGAAACCTCAGGGCTAATCTCACCGCGCAATGCTGCTCCAATGTTCGCTCCAGCCTGTTGAACAAGTTGGTCATAGCCTGGAATGGCACGACGAAGCTGTGCCTCAAGCTGCGACTGCTCGGCAGCGGTCGTCTTTTGCGCTAGCTCGGTGGCAGGTTGTAGCGCAGCGATATTCTGCTGAATCGCCTGTCGCTGTTCTGCTGCAAAATCAATCGGCTTTAGCTCAGGAACCTTCGGCCTTTTTCCACCGAACAGTCCACCAAACAAACTTCCAAGGCCGGAGATTGCCGCTCCACCCAAAATTGCCGCTGGAACACCTATTGCCATAAATTATCCTTTTGGTTCAGAACCATTGCGAGAATCCACCGCCATTCAATCCTACACCGACCATGCGTATCGTCGCGACAGCATCGCCCAGATACTGCATCGTCTGCTCCTGAACAGCTTGAACCGCTTTGGCTTCGTAGGCCACTGCTTCCTGAATCAAATCGTTCTCCTCCTTGCGAATCGCCATGACCATCAGCTTAATGGCATCAGGACACGGAGGAATGAGGTAGTCGTTGACGGTCGTCGCGTTGATATGGCGCATCTTGCCAATCA